GGTATTCCAATTGTAGTAAATCTAATTCTAAAAGGTAAAATTTCACTAATTTTTATTCCAGTGTTTATTGGAATAATTTTAGCAACTGCGTAATCTACTGACTCAACCTTTTTGGTTCTTTGTGTAGTTTCATCAATAATTATTGCTAAAGCCATTACGACTCGCTATTTGTTACATCTTCAATAACAATTACTGTACCACGAGCAACTGTCCAAACCCTGCTTTCATCGCTTAGTTCAATATCAAAGATATCTCCTGTTTCTAATAGCACAGATTCGTCTGATCTAATTGAAACCGTAAACTCACCATCTCCATCTATTTCTGTCTGAATTGGTTCAAGTTCAACAATTAATTCTGCATCATCTGTAAACTCTCCTGGTTTAGTGTTTGGTCTTTTAATTTCCATTGCAATTGTCCAGTCTTCAATTACTAATGGATCTTTGTTGTCATCTGTTACATATACTCTAAATGCTGCTGTGTCTCCTCTGACTACCGTCCAACTTACCTCTGGTGGTTTTAAACCAACTAAATAAGAACTTTGTTGCTGTGATCTAAGTGTTGCCATTATGATAATCCTGCTTTCAATGATCCCCAACTACCGTTGCCTTTTGGCTGACCTACAACTAGTATTCCAGTTGTTGCATTAGCCTTTCCGACTATTGCTACTGCTCCAGAACCAGTTGCTGGTTGTGTTGCTGTTAATCCTCCACCATCTGCTACATAAAGAACATTGCCAGCAGTAAATGAATTTGTATTTGCATTAAGGATTACTCCAGAAATAGTAACAACACCATCTGTATTATTTCCAATTGCTGAATCTGTTAATCCTAAAACTGGGAATGTAGTAATATCATCAGAATCACATTTTCCAATTGTTGGCTTTGTTGAAAAACCAGTTATATAGACTGGAGTTGCTTTTGCAATAGTTGCACCACTTATATTTTTAACTTCTATAGTATGATTTACAAGACTAGGTAATATAAGTTCAATTTGCTCTGCCAAATCTTGTAAATCTCCATGAATATTTACAGGATCACTAAACAGTGGATAAGGAAGATCATAATTTGCTGTTGCACCAGTAGCCATAATCTTATTATTATACCACTTCATACTGTAATATTTTTAATAAATGTGCGGGTATATTGATAAAGTTGACTTCAATCCCTAAATCATGTTATAATTAATACACTACCGAAAGGTAGTTTTTGTTTCTAAGGAGGTAACACGAATGAGAAACATTGAAAAAAAGGTTTGGTTGGGTTTACTATCTATTGTTGGTTTAGTTGCTCCTTTTAGCAATTCTGCCAATGCTTTAGATAATAATTTATTGACTAAACAGCCTGTAGAAGTCGTTTTAGCCCCTCAAGGGGCTTTTCTGGTTTCTAAAGAAAAAATACTAGAAAAATATGAAAATGCTCATAAACTAAGTGATGGTCAGTTGGTTGAATTATTAAAGGCGGTAGGCTTTAAAGGTAATTCATTAAGATCAGCATGTGCAATTGCTAAGGCTGAATCTAATGGACGACCTTTTGCTTTTAATGGTAATTCAGAGACTGGCGACAGTTCTTATGGGGTATTTCAAATAAATATGTTAGGAAAACTGGGACCTGATCGAAGAGAAAAGTTTGATCTAAATTCAAATGTTGAATTATTTAACCCAGTAGTTAATGCACAAATAACGCACTATATGACCAAGGGCGGGAAAGACTGGTCAGCATGGAGTTCTGTAAACGGAACACGGTACCAAGAATGGTACAACAAGTATCCTTGTAAAGTCTAATAATTAAAATACCCTCCTTGTTTTTGACTTGGAGGGTTTTTAATGGACTTTTCATACTACCATTTACCTAAAGGACATTTTGCTGCTTCCAATTTTGTTTTTGCAGTCATAAAACATCCACATTTTTTACATTGTGTAGTTAATTTAATTAGTTCTGGACATGATTTGCAAATTGAAAGCCTTGCAATTGATACCTCTTCAGATACATGTTTTGTATTTGGATTAAGCATGTCTAATGGAGTAACTCCATTTTTTTCTTTATATTGTTGCCATCTTGATTTTGACATATTTACCCCCTATTATTTTTTATAGACTGTCTAGATATTCTTTTGGAATATGTGGATTTTTTAAATTCCATGGAGGATACCCAGAAAGATCTCTGTTTGTAATAATAAATTTTTCTCCATCAAACATAGCATATGGAGATTGTACATATTGACCATATGGATACTTTAGTAAACTTTTAACTTCTGGATTACTTAATAATATACTACCAAAATATTCAGAGGTTTGAAAATCTATTCCAGGATTATCTCCTTTAATAAATCTAATGGTAATACCATCATGATTTTCATAATTTTCAGACACATCTAATATTTCATCATACTCAGTAAACATAGATACGTATTCTGGCAACACTGCAAGATCATAAAGGCAGTCTTGATCAATTATCCAAACAAGAGCATCTCCTCCTGGTCCGCTCACTATTTCATCGTTTATCATTTATTTCTCCTTATATTTATTAGCATCCTTGTCCTCTGTGATTTTGTGGACTATTAGTACATGAGCCTCCAGTTGCACATCCGCTATTATCACAACCAGCACCATTACATATTGCTAAAGATATGTCAGTTGATGTACAAGTAAATCCTGATGGTGCTGGTGGGTCTACTGTTGTGAATGTTGGGAAGAATGGGAAGAATGGGAAGAATGGTGGGAAGAATGGGAAGAATGGTGGGAAGAATGGGAAGAATGGTGGGAAGAATGGGAAGAATGGTCCTGGAGCAATTGGCGTAACACTATTGCTTGCTCCTGAAAAATCAGAATCCATGACTGTATTATTTAACTTAACAGTAAATGTATATGCTGTTTCATTTGATAACCCAGTCACGGTAATTGGTGATTCAGATCCAGTATTTTGAATAGAACTAGGTGAAGAAACAACGGTATATGTTAAAGGAGAATTTGGTTTACCTAAATAACTTGGTGCTGTAAAAGTTACGGTTGCTTGACCACTACCAGCGGTTGCAGTTCCAATTGTTGGTGTTCCTGGTTTACGACCAGCAGATGATGATACGGGTCCTAGTCTTGACATTATGCAACTAAGTCTCCAAGAACAACCCAAGAGTCTGTGGCACGTTTAATACATACGGCAGATGACCATTGTGCTCTTAATTTTAATCCTGGAGTGCCGTTTACTGTTGTTGTACCCGCATTAGTTGCAGCAATTGTTACTTGTCCAGAACCTGTTTGTAATATAGTAATTTGTGCTCCCGTTGCAAATGCGGCAGTAGCATTTGTTGGAATTGAAACGGTAAGTGGAGAAGAACTTCCGACTTCAACCATTTTTCCATTATCGGCAAGAACAAGTTCATAGGCAACTGTTTGTGGATTAATTGAAAGATTTATAACTGGAGCAGTTAAAGTTTTATTGGTTAGTGTTGCACTATTAGTAAGTGTAACATCTGGTGCTGTCCAGGCTAAACCTGATGCCGACGCAGAGTTGGCTGTTAAAACCGTTCCATTACTTCCAACAGATAATACAGATAATGTATCATTTGCTGAGGCAGAAAGTAGATCACCTTTAGCGGCAAAGTCTGTTGCTTTTAGTGTTGATCCAACATCAATAGCAGTTATTTGACTTTGTAGATTATTAATTGTATAAGCAATAGATGGATTTACAAGGTTTGCTGTATTAGAGTTTGACGCAGTATAAGCATAGTCACCATAGTGATATAAACGTAGTGCTGCTTGTATATCAGCGGCATCTGCATACCCTGGAATTTTGGTCGGTACTAAATTACCTATCGATTCTGCTGCCATAAATCACCTCATTAGAATTATATCACATAAGATATATTCTAAGGCTCCTCGTCCACTTCTACTATAGTTATAAATAAATGTGTTGTAACTTGACTATCTAAATCAGCCCAACTACCATCATACTCTACTGCTTTAAAGTTTATAACAAGGTCTTCTCCATCCCCAACAAGTGCTGGAATACTAATTGAGGCAGCAACTGGATTATCATTTACAATGCTATACTGAACACTAAAATTTTCAGCAGTTAATGGGGTAGCCGTAGATGTAACAATATCTGAAATAGGAATAGTAATAGAAGCCTCACCATCAACATATGTTGTTAAAAAATTTTTAGAATAAATTGTAGGATTTAATTCTAGTATTTCTATCCAGGTATTTGATCCAGGTTGAGAGACATATTGGTATAAGTATCCATAATCTGCACCTGGAGATGTATTAATATATAAATCATTTAAAAGTGGGGTTTGACCAATCTCTATTATATTTGGATTTCCTACACCTACAAAAACTTGGCTTCCACGAGTTCCCTCTGGTCCAATATCTATTAAAAGTTCTACAGTTTCTGGTGGGCCTAATACGGTAATGTCATCATTATCTAACAAAACATCAGGCATTAGACCGCACCCGTAATATCATTTACTATTGTAATTGTTCCAGTAAGCAATGTATAAACTTCTATACCATTTTCTATTTCAACGTCATAGGGATATGTTCCAGGCTGTAAAGTTCTACCAACTGTTGGTGTTATTGTACATGTGACAATGTCTGTTGATTCATTTACTACTGCCGTACAAGCAGTTTGAATTCCAGTAGGGCCACGTTCTGTTGCAATGGTAAATGCAGCATCAAAATCTGTTAAATCAAACGCTGATCCATTTGCTGTTTTAGGACGAATTACAAATTGAGACGTATCGCCACGGTAGTACGTAAAATTATAAGAACCTGGAAATGCCATTATTCCTCCTACCTCATTATACCATTAACAAACAGCAATATAGATACCATTAAGAACTATATTACTTTCATTATCTGCCCTGAATTGAATTGCACCACCCAGTGTTCTAATTCTTTGAGCATCTACATAGATGGTTTGATTATAAGACATATCATAAGAATACTGGTATTTAAGAGTTGAAACATACCCTATTGGAGAGTTATCATAATCTGGTATAAACAGTCTAGCCCAAACCTCAGTATTATTCATATAGGTAGTTAGAGTAAAGTCATATCTTACATCTACTTTTGCTCCAAGTTTTAAGGTTTTAAAGTTAAAGTTTTTTGATTCATTATTCCATAAAGTATTTGCACCCTTTGGCATATATGTTTCATTAGATGTTTCTTCGTCTTTCATAAAATTTATAGATACCCACCCATCATCTCCTCTTTCTGGACCAAGTCTAACTTCACTTAAATTTTTATTTTTATAATATGCCCATCCTGGATATTGACCAGATACGCTGTCGTATCCTTCGGCACCCTTTCCTGGCTCCCCTCGCTCTCCTTGTGGACCTTGAGGACCCCTATCACCTTTATCTCCTTTTGGACCTACGGGGCCTTGATTACCTTGTTCACCTTTGGAACCAGTTTCACCTTTTTCACCTTGAATTCCAGGGACAGCAATGTACTGGGTATTGAGTTCTTGAGTTCCTTGTATTGCTTCAGAGTATTTTTTCTTTTTTGAAACGTTTGGGAAATCCATGCTTTTAGCCATGGCAAGATTATTTCTTTACTTTAAATACTTTTTTACCAATTTTAATAATTGGTGGAAGGTTATCTTTTTTTGCTGATATTTTTACTATTGGCATTATAGACCTGGAGTTATATCACCTAGTACACAGATGGTTCCAATTACTGGAGTCCATACGGTATCTACATCTTGACCACTACCGCCCTCAATTACAACCTGTAGGTCAAACTGTAATTCTGCTACAACTGAGCGGTATTTGTTACCACCCCAATTTTCTGTAATGGATGCTGGAGCAAAAATCTCAACATATCCATCTCCAGAAATAGTGGTAAGTTCATCTAAAAAATCACCATTAGAGTCATATGATGTAGCGCTGTAAGTCCAGTCTGAGGTATCATAAGTTGTGGATTCATCGTCTTCAAAAAATTCTACCTTAAGTGTTGCACTATCTCCACGGACGACTGTCCACTGAATGTTGGCTGGTGTTGCGCCATATTTTTCAATTGTAGATACGCACATAATATTTGATTATACCATAAAATATGCTAACCCCTAGGCGCTGTGGGGGGGTGGGGGCAACCTAGGGGCAGCAATCAAATTATAACATTATATATTATTAAAATATTAATTTTATAACAAAACGTTATAATCCAGATATATAAATGATTGTTATGAAATTGTTATAAAGTTTTCGGGTAAAGTTTGAAAAATCCAGGAGTTATAGTGTATACTTAAAATATATAAAGAAAAAAATTTACTGTAAATAGGTTTTTAAAATATCTTTTATATATAATATATAGTTAGTCTTTAGTCTTAGTTTTAGACTTTTTACTATTTTGACTAGCAACGAAATCGATCAATATCTCATACATGTGATCTAGTTTTGATTCCATTTTTTCAGTTCGATTTTCAACTCTTGCAATACGACCTTCTAAATTATGTCCACCATTTCCGTCGGGTTTAAGTTCGGACAGGTAGTTCTTTACAAGGAATCTAATTCCGCCTGCAACCAATACCACAATGGACAAAACGGTTAAAGTTAATGCTGCCCAGTCTGCTAGTGTCATGAGTCTAATTATAACATTATTATTTTAAATTCGACGGGATTTAACGAAGCCGAAAATAGAGATAACAAACCTTCCTACCAACACCAATGTCTGACACAGTCAAATATGTTGGATATAGGGTAGTAAGCCTCCTATCGGATATATGGTTTGCAATCTATAAATTTCTTTGGTATAATTAATAACAATTACTTAAAGGGGGTAATAAAATGAACAAAGAAGAAGTTATTAAGTTAATAGTTAACAGTATAAATCAAGACAATCGTGAAATGTCTGAAAGAGGTGGCATGGATAAAAATGAAATTGAAAAACAAATTGAGCGGAGCCAGCCAACACTTACATATATGGCAGAAAGTCTATATAATAAATTAATTGAAAATAAAGTAATACAAAATTAAATTATTATAACTCATCATCAGGAACTGGTGGAGTAGATGAGTGGATGACTTCACAAATACATGCTTCGCAGCATTGTTTTTGAAAAGAATCGTCTGTAATTAAAATTTCGTTCATAGTGTTTTAATTATATCATCTTTTATATATGGCTTTAATATGTCCCAGTGGCCTTTGGGGCTTCCTTGGTATACCTGCCCAGTTTCCCTATCTAGCAATAGCCATTTTTCAGGTCGTTTTGTTTTTACCGTCAAAATTATTGCTTCATCAAAAACCTTGTATTGGGTCATGAGGATAGCGCCATACTAAAATGTTTTTTACATACATCAACTATCTTATAGTCATATGGCTGTAGGTAAAGGCTTTCTTCTTCACAAAAATAACATTTGTCAAATTTATTGGTCATATCTTTATTTTACCACATACCTAGTGTATAATCAATATATGAGTGATGATAAAAATGGCTCTGATGCTAAGATTTGGGATTTATTTAATGGTTCCGCCAGAAGTCCAGAGGAACTTTCTGAATACCGTCTTGAAATATGCAGAGGTTGTGAATTTTTTAAAAAACGTACAAACCAATGTAGAAAGTGTGGATGTTTTATGAAGTTAAAGACTACACTTGAAAAGGCTAAATGTCCTATTGGTAAATGGTAATTATTTTTTAAAATACCAGGTGATAACTGTTATACCTGCCAAAATTGCAAGAATTAACAAACTTCTATTTAAGTGACTGTAATCTCCCCAACACTCACTAGCCCCTGTATAACAGTT